GAATCAATAAATAGAAATGATTTAACTGGAAGTATTTTGCAAGTTGTGCAAGGCTCTAAAACAGATACATTTACTTCTAATAGCACATCAACTTTTGTTGATATTGGATTGTCAGTTGCTATTACGCCATCCTCTTCTTCTAGCAAAGTGTTAATTGTTTACAGAGTTTGTACGAGTGTTGTTGCAGGAGGTTATGCTTGTTCACTTATCTTAGTAAGAGGAAGCACAAATATTGCACTAGGTGATGCTGACAGTAATAGAACTAGAGTTACGACTATGGCACAATCTAGTAGTGCCAGTGCTGCTGGTTATAATGTTTTCTATCAAACTGCTGATTTCTTAGATTCACCAAACACTACATCTGCCACAACTTACAAGGTAACAGCAAGAGGTTGGAACTCTCAGGCAGGTAATTTCTATATTAATCGTTCTGAAGCTGATAGTGATAGTGCAAATTTTGTTAGAGGTATATCAACGATAACAGCTATGGAGATCGCAGGATGAGTTATATAGGTAACGATCCAAATCAAGGATCATTCTTTATACAAAAGTTTACAGGTAATGCAACGCAAACATCTTTTGGTTTAAATCAAAATGTAACAGATGGATCACAGTTATTAGTTACTATAGGTAACGTAGTTCAAGAGGAAGGCTCTGGTTTTGCATATACTGCATCTGGTAATACTTTAGTATTCTCAGAAGCTCCAGCAAACGGAGATAAAATTGTTGTAAGATTTTTAGGTGTGTCACTTGCCACGCCAACAAGTTATACGAATGCAGTTAGATTTAGATATATTGCAACAAATAATCAGACTGTATTTACAGGCGAAGATTCAAACGGTGCAACACTAGACTACACAATTAATAATATTGATGTATACTTAAATGGTGTAAGGCTAGATCAATCTGACTTTACACAAACAAATACAAGCACTATAACTTTAGCATCTGGTGCAGCAACAAGTGATGAATTAGTTATAGTTGTATTTAAAGTTATACAGATAGCAAGTGCAGGTGGTGGTATGTATAAAGGTGATAGTGGAACAATAAATAGTGCTGGAGCAGCAGATATATTTAGAGTGCATCAAGCACAACTTGATACAAACACTACAATAGAATCAACAGAAAATGCAATTGCAGCAGGTCCATTGACTATAGCTGCAAATAAAACATTAACGATACAAGGTAATTTGAGTATAGTATGAGTCAAATAAATGTAGATACAATAGCACCTACAACAACTGGTGGAGCAGTTAATTTAAAACCATGCACTTTTGCAATGACTTCTGGTTCAGCACAATCTTTATCTAACAGTAGTCAAAATACTCTTACATTTGATCGCACAATGCACGACTCTCATTCTATTGTTGATTTAGCTAATAATAAAATTGTCATTACTGCTGCAACTGAAGGAATTTGGTTTATACAAGCTCAATGGACATTTGATAACTCCATGTCTGATAGAAGACAATGTAACATTAGAGTAAGTCCAGATAAATTTGGATCAAGTTACTTAACCATAGCTGAATATAATAGAAATGGTGATACAACTGGAGGAAATCCAGCTACAGTTGCATCTTATCTTGGGTTGTTAGAAAGTGGTGATTCAGTTTATGTTACTGCATATCATACTTATGGAAGTGCTAGAAATACACAACCAAGTACAGGCACTTCACAAAATTATAATTTTTTAAGAGGCTTTAGAATAGGTCAATTATGAGCACGTTAAAAGTAAATAACATAGATACTCAAACTGGCACAACTATATCTGTTGCAAGTGGTAAGGTATTTTCAGCACCTGGTCATGTGCTTCAGTGTGTTCAGTATTCTAATTACTATTCAAGCTCTGTAACAACAACATCAACAAGTTATGTTGCAAGTGGTATTAAAAAAACAATAACTCCAAAAGCAAGTGGAAATTTAATTATTATTCAAGCTAATATTACTATGGCGTATGCTACCGCAGCAGGTTATGCAAGAATATATATGAATGGCTCTGCTATGGCAAATCGAGGTAATTATCAACTGGGATATATGAATACTAGTCATAACAACTATGCTGGATTTGGGACACAAGATCAACACACAACTACTGATACATCATCTTTAGAATTTGAAGTATATGTTAGAGTTGGATCTTCTGGGACATTTACTTATGTACACTCCGAAGCTCATGCCGCATTAACACTTTGGGAGATTGCACAATGACTTCTGAATTAAGAGTATCAAATATTGCAGCAGTGGGTGGGACAAGTGCAATGGGTATTGATAGTAGTGGCAGAGTAACTCTACCAAAAGTACCAGCTTTTGCAGTAAGAGGATTTGGTAGTTTACAAAATGCTGCAACTGTAAATGGTTTTACAGTTGGAACTGGCACGGACATCATATACAATTATGATTCTATTGATATTAATAGAGATAGTGCGTTTAGTAATTCAACTGGTATTTATACAGTTCCAGTTGCTGGTTTGTATCAAGTACAAGCTGGATATGGTTATAAATCATCAACAAATTACTTACGTCTTAATTTATTTTTAACAGCTAATGACGATACAACAAGTGGTCATTTAAGTGGTTGGTCTTATAATGATGGTCAACACTATAATGTTCATTTGTCTACTATCGTAGAAGCAAGTGTTGGACAACAATTTGCTTGTGGTATGAGCGATCAATATTCAACTCCATATGGTACAGGCGAACATTTTTTGTGGTTTTCAGGTTATTTAGTAGGATAAAGGAGATAAACATGGCATCAATATCAGAAGCACTTAGTGCATTAAACATAACAGAATGGACAATGACTGGTGAGCCTACATCAGAAGAAGAGTTTAAAGCTCAATTCAAAAAGGTCACTGGGGTCGATTCTAATGGAACCGGAATATTAAGTTCAGATCCAAAAGACTTTGGAACAACTTGGGCAAAAGTATCTAAAAAACAAAAAGAATTAACAGATGCAGAGCCTATGGCAGAGCTTAGAAAACAAAGAGATGCATTATTAGCAGAAACTGATTTTTATGCTTTATCAGATGTTACAATGTCTGATGACATGAAAACATATAGACAAGCATTAAGAGATATAACTAAAGACGCAAAGCCTACGTTAAAAGATGGGGTATTAGGTAATGTTACTTTTCCAACTAAGCCATCCTAAGGAGTAAGCAATGAGCAGAGCTAGAGACATAGCAGACCTATCATCAGCATCAGCTAGGCTCGATACAGTTGGTGGTAGTAGTGGTGCGCTGAGTAACAGGAACATAATAATTAATGGTGCAATGCAAGTGGCACAAAGAGGTGATACAGCATCTGTACAAAGTGGATATGGTGGTTGCGACAGATTTAGATTTGCATCATCAGGAGCTACTGTAGTTACACTTAAACAAAGCACTGATGTTCCATCAAATCAAGGTTTTATCAATTCTCAACAAGTTGACGTTACAACAGCAGATTCCAGTTTAGCAGCTGGTGATTATGCTATGTTGAGAACGCAAATAGAAGCACAAGATTTACAACATTTAAAATATGGAACTAGTGAAGCAGAAAAAATAACACTACAATTTTTTGTAAAGTCATCTAAAACAGGCACTCATATTATTGAGTTATATCATTATGATGCTAATTATCACAATGGACAAGCTTATACAATCTCTTCAGCAGACACTTGGCAGAAAGTAACAGTAACTTTTGATGGGTATCAAACAACTAATTTTGCTAATGATAATAGCACAGGTTTAGGTGTTCAATGGTGGTTAGCTTCAGGTTCAACATATTCAGGAGGAACTTTAGCATCAAACACTTGGTCTAACACAGCAGCAAATCGTGCTGTTGGTCAAGTTAATGTTATGGATAACACTAGTAATAATTTTTATATAACTGGAGTGCAACTAGAAGTAGGCGAAGTAGCCACACCATTTGAGCATAGATCAAGGGGAGATGAATTAAATTTATGTTTAAGATATTACTGTAACACTATCTCTGTTTATCATTCAGATTATGCAGGTGGCTCTAGTATAGGTAATTTTAACTTTCCTGTGCCTATGAGGGACAGTCCAACCTACACGACATTTGAAAATAATGGTGGAACAACTTTGTACGATTTACATCACACAAGAGAACCGGGAGCTTTGGCTGGATACGCATATAAAGCAGCAGACATTCCTGACAGAGTAAGTTTTACTGCTGATGCAGAGTTGTAGGAGTAAATATGATAATTAAAGATGCACAATATATGATAGGACCTTTAGATAATAGTGTAGTTATGATAAAGGCAACAGTTGATGGTAAAGAAACTTTTATACCAAAAGTTGATGGTAATAGACATTATCAAGAAGTACTAAAACAAGTTGCAGATGGCACATTAACTATCAAGGATGCTGAGTAATGTTAGCTTTCTCTGCATTTGCTGAGTCTCCCTTTTCTTCATTAGGGGGAACTGTTAGATTTGGTAGTACAACACAAGAAGCTATCTTTTCTAAAGTATCGGCAGGTGTAGGTGAATTTAGTGGAGAAGCTGATTTATCTGCTAATTTTGTAGTAAGTTCATTAGCTTTTGTCTTGCAGTCAAATGGTGCAACCTTTGAGTTTGCATTTACACAATCGGCAGATGGTGTTAAAATAAAACCGGGAGTTTCATCACAAGATATAAACTTCACACAATCTGCTAATGGCATAAGAAAAGCTGTCGGTGTTGCTCCTGTTAGTGCAAATTTTGTACAAAGTGCAAATGGTGAAAAATTATATGAAGAAATTATACCAGCAGACAATGAAACATATTCAACTATTACACCAAGTTCTGGTAATACTTGGACAGAAATTGTTCCTACAGGAACAGAAACATATACAGAAATAGACGGGTGAGGGTATTATGGCATCAACATTTACAGTAAACACAGGAATAGAAAAAATAGGCTCTGGAGAACAGGCGGGTTCTTGGGGTGACACTACAAATATAAACTTTGATATTATAGATAGAGTTTTAAATGGTGTCTTTACAATAACTGTTTCTGGCACAGTGAACTTAACAACAACTGATGGAGCTGCATCAGATGGACACTATAAAGTTATTGTTTTAGCTGGAACTCCGGGAAGTGGTTTTGATCTCAATATAATACCTAATGACATGCAAAAATGGTATTTTATAAAAAATGGAACTGGGCAAACAGCAACAGTAAAACAAGGTGGCGGATCAGGCGATACGGTTGCAATAGCAACAGGAACATCAGCTATAGTTTTTGCGGATGGCACTGGTGCAAATGCTAATGTAAACAGCATACCAACAGATTTGTTAGGTGATACAACTCCTCAACTTGGAGGAGATTTAGATACAAATGGTAATGCGATATTGTTTGGTTCTAGCAAATGGGCTATATCACTAGATACTGGAGATAATGAATTACTGTTTAAGTATAATGGAACAACAGTATTTAAATTAGGGTCAAATGGTGCAGTGACATCAGCTAATAATATAACAGCGTTTGGAACAAGTTTATAATGACATTACAGTCTAGTGGGGCAATATCATTATCGGATATAAGAGATGAGTATAATACAGGCTCTAATGCTCCAATTGTATTTAATGACTACTATAGAGGTGGCTCTCTAGTAAAAGCAAATGCTGTTAACAATACTTCAACAAATCTATCAGCAGATGTTCCAACAAGTGCCAACAATAACCCTTTATCTGTAGAAGATTTTTATGGTCAAGGAAAAGGGTTTAGAAGGACATTCAATGCCACTGCTACAAATCAAACTGGGGCAACCATGTTTGGTGATGATTATACACTAGACTATCCAAAGGAAATAGTTGTAGACGCAAATGTCACAGTTGGTGCTACCAGCACAAGTAATTCTGCAATACAAATTAGCTCAGGTCTTCAAGGAACAATATCTTTAACAAACAATGGAAGTATAGAGGGAGCTGGAGGTGCTGCAAGCACCCAAGGAGGAACTGCTTTAACTTGCTCCTCTACTGTCACAGTTGTTAATAATGGAACAATAAAAGGCGGAGGCGGAGGCGGAGGTACTGGAGGCACTGGAGGCAAAGGTGTATATACTGGATCTGCTACTTTTTCTAGTTTAGTTGATGAAGGAGGGGGTGGCTCTTCTACTCCTCAAAATAATAAACCTACTTGGTTGAATTCTATTTATACAGGTGCTGGTAATTTAGATGGTGTTGGTGTTGTAGGCGATAGATTATGGGGTGGTATTAATGCACAGTTTAATCGTGGAATTAATCCAGCAGAGTTTGATATAAACCATTCTGGTAGTGCAGGTGCTGGTTTTTCTGGGAATTGTGCAAACAGAGGTCCAATTTATATTTCTGCACAAACTAATTTAACAGGTGTATATTCTGTTAGTGCTTCTATTAGTACCTCATATGGAAGTGGTTATGGAACTCCTACCATAAATGTAAGTACAAGTAATGTTACTTCTGGTACATCAATAAGTAATAGCGGAACTGTTGGCATAGCATCAGGCACAACATATTATTTTACTGCTTATGGCACAACTTCAAATAATCAAAATTATTATTATAATAGTTTAAGTATGTCTGTTTCTGGATCACCATTGGTAACACAAAACGGCGCAGCAGGCGGAGCAGGTGGCGTAGGCGAAGGCTATAATCAATCAGCAGGAGCAGGTGCAAG